TTAGTCATTTGCACTATTTTTCCACCTTTCATTTGCATAACAATAGGAACTGATTTGGTAGTATTTTTTACTGAACCACCTTTTGTCATCATCTGCATTTTTTTATTTGGACTCATTTTGGATTTCATATTTAGCACTCCTTTTAATAAAATCTTCCCATAATGGTTTAATCATTTCATAGTTTGCATTTACTTTTACAGCAGTAATTTCAGTTCTTTTATCTACAGAGATCAATGTGGTAGCCATCCAAGCAAAAGAACCAAAGAAAGAAGCTGTAACAATTCCAACAAAAATATCTTTTTTCATTAGCATCTCCATCTTCTTCTAGCTTGCCTTAAACGACTATTTGGATCTTTAGCTGCTTTAGGAAACTTTTTCATTTGACCTGCAGATCTTGCACAATAAGATTTACGTCTTGATTTTTCTTTTTTAGTAAGATTTTTTTTCTTAGTTACTGCTGTTTTTAATTTAGAACCGGGGTTCTCTCTTCTATAACGAGCAACACCAGCCTTAGTCATTCCCGCTCCACTTTTAGTGGAACGGAAATACTTTTTGGTTTTAGGTGGTTGTTTATCTTTCTTTCTTGCCATTACGATAAGAACAATGTCAATTTATTGCTACTACCTGTAAACGCAGAAACATAAGCACCACTTGTAGCTAATATACCATTGTCAGGTATGTTCAGCGTATGCAATCCTGTAGGAAAACTTTGTACTAATAAGTTAGCACCACCATTCCCATTTGTGATTGTTAAGGCACCTGCAGCATCAGCGAATATAACTACTTGTCTTATTCTTGATCTGGCAGGTCCAACTACTGCAGCTGAATCACCTTGATTATGATTAAAAGCTTTTACATCTGATCTAGTAGACATTTATTACTCCTCAATCTCACCTCTTAGAAGCATTGCTTTATATTGAGCAGTACCTTTAGGTGGCAAAGATGCAGATGATGTTGACTTCTTTTTTGAAGTTTTTTTAGTCGTAACCCAAGCTTCATTAACTTCAGGTGTACTAGGATCGTCTGGTATAAATTTGCCCGATTTGGTTCTAGCTCTCTTTTTTTCAGCCATAAGCTATCTCCTAACGATTTTGAGCTGCAAACATATAATCAATGTTCATTGACTTTGTTCCAGTTGCTGAACCTGAAAGCTCCATAGCTCCTAATGCAAGGTTTTCATCATCTGGAATGTTAGCTGTATGAGTAGCAACTAAGTTTCTATTTACAAAAAATTCTACAGAACCAGTTCCTTTTACGTGAAATCCAAGTGTAACTGCTGTTCCACTTGCAATATCAACACCAGAATCAGTTGTTGTAGCAGTGCCATCTTTTTCAGTAACACAATCAATATTGCTATCACCATCATCTACTTGAAAAACAATTCTGTCAGTAGCTGTTAACATATTTTCTGGATTTGTTGCAAAATTAACAGTTAGTCCAATACAAATATCCATTGCATTACCTTCAGCATCTGTAGGAGTTATTTTGGTTTCAAACCAAATATCCCTAGTTGAAGAAAGTGCAAATATTTCATTTCCTTGTATTGAAGCACCATCATTATCAGTTGTAGCTTGTGAGCTTAAAGTCACTGCCCCATTAACAACATCTGCTGCGATAGCAGCTGAAGCACTTGAGTCTTTTACTACTGTCCAATCATTTGTTGAATCTAGTGTAATACCAGTAAAATCATCCATATAAACTAGATAATCTGGATTTTTGTCTATAGGTAGGTTTTCAAACCATTTCCTATTGCCATCTTTTCCTGCGAAAAGAATAGGGCCGGTAAAATGTACAGCCATTTTGATCTCCTGTCATAGTTAAAATAATGTCAACCCTTTCGGATTGTCAGAAGTTAATATAAAAACTATACAGCAAAAAACAAAAGGGGGCAAGTGCCCCCTTCATAAATTTTAATTATGCTCCCGGTGAACCGAAAACACATCTTGGATCAGAGAAGCCAAAAGAATATCTTTCTCTTGCTTTAAATCTCATATTTCCAGTATCAAAATCAGCTTCCATAGAAGTAGCTAATGGTGATCTTTCAAACATTTTAAAACCATTTGGTGCGTCTGTTTTAATAAAAAACGCATCAGTATCGGTTAAGAAATGATTGACTACTACACCATCAGGTAACATTCCCATGTTGTTAATAGCATTGACATCATTGTCAGCAGTACCCGGTCTTTGGGTTGATGACATTAATCTGTCAGCTATAAACTTCAATGCAGGTGGTACGATTAACTTCATACCTCTTAAAGCGATTATCATATTTCTTTCATCTACGAATTGAGAAATATCAATAAGTGCGTTTTCAAGAGAAGTTTCGTTCAAATCTGCAGCTGTTGAAAGCTCATTTGAAAATGTTCCACCCATAGCTAATGGATGGTCTGTAGCACAGAGTTCTTTGCCATCACCACCAGTAAAGCTACTATCAAACGCATTATTAAGCGTTGCAGCAGATTTTACTTGCTTAGTATGAGCCATAGAACGTGCTAATGCTCTAGTGTATCTTGCACCAAGACGATCATAAAGATTATCTTCAATTGCTTCTTCAGTAAGAGCAAATGCCAATGCAATAGTTTCGTGTGTGTATCTAGCTGTGTAAGCTTCATTTGCACTATCAAATGAAACACCAGATCCTTCACTCTTTGTTGGAGCATTTCCGAAACCTACTAACATCACTTCTTCTTCAAATGCACGATCTGAAGATTCTGTTTCATAGATTTCACTATGTTCGTTTTCATAACGATCATATTCCATTCCAAAAAGAGCATTAAGACCGGGCTCTAGCTCTTTAGCTAATTGTGCTCTAGATATAGCCATTATTTAGTCTCCTTATGCTAACCCGGCACCTTTAACACCGAATATATGATTTTGAATTGTAACAAGTACGTTTGTATTTGCCGAACTAACATCTGAATTTTCTGGATCCTCAGAAATATCAATTGCTTTAACAGATAAAGTTGTTCCTGTTCCACCGTCACCTACATTCAATTCTGCACCAGAAATACCAGTAACAGTTGAACCTGCTGTTGTGTAAACAATATCAAAGTTACCAAACAAGTCTGCAATTGGAAAAGCAGCATTTGCTTGAACTTCAAAAACAACCATTGGGTCATCTATTATAAAAGCAATAATATCAGAAGCATTTGTACTAGCTGGATAATAGTTACTAAAAACTTGTTCTCCAGTAGTAGGATCAGTGTATTGACAGCCATTGAAAACGCCAACAATAGGAACAGTACCACCATCTGCATGAATTTCTACAGTACCACCAGTGACTTGCATTACCATGTCACCTTGAAAGATACTCGTTCCATAATTGGCGGCAATTCTATATCGACTCTGGCCGCCTGTCCAAGGTGCACCACCTATCATTTTGACAGGTCGTAAACCAAAAGCAGCATCTTTATTTGCCATTTTTAAAGTCTCCTTATAAAAGGGTTAAAATTATTCAGTATTAGGTTTCTGTGACCCAAATGTCACAGAAGTTGATCTTTGTGGAGCTAGTTTAGGCATATTAGGATTATTTTCTCTCATCCAATCCCTATCTACAGCTTCCATTTGATTTTTTGCCACATTAGAATAGTGCTTGTTTCGCTGTTCTGCTATCTCTTCAGGTATTCTTGCCAATACTAATCCACCAACGCCTATAACGCCAGAGTTCTTACCTTCATCAATGACAGGTGCGTCAAAATCAGGATATTCTTCAGCTTTTACTAATTCATATCCTTCTCTTCTTTTTTTATGAATATTATTTCTATCATCATATTCCATGACAGATTCTCTGATCCATCTATGCTTATAACCAACAGGGGGTTCTGGAGCTTCAAGAGTTGAAGGAGGCTTCCACTCTGTTACTCTTTCTGAATTATCTCTGTTTTTAGATTCTCTAGAATTTCTTTCAGACATATTATTTCCCCGCTTGCTTTCTGTTTTCAATTTTAATCACTTCTTCAGCGTATTTTTCCAAGGGTATTCGCATCTTAGTTGCAAATGCCACTTGCCCCGGTGTTAATTGCACCGATTTCTTTACTCGCCCATTTTTCACAGATCTACCTGTGGATGCAGGAGTAACGACTTGGGCGTTTGATGTTCGCTTCTCCTGAAACTTGTGTGGAAACTCTCTTCGCATCCTTTTATCAATTTCTGAATAATATTCATCTGTTGTAGGATCAAAGCCTTCTTCCAATATTAACTCTTCATGTATTGTTTGAGCACCTCTAGTCATAATTTTATCAACATTGAACCATGAGTTTTTTGATAACCAAGCTTGTAACTTCTTATCTTCTTTTGGATCTGGTGCTTGAACTTGTGGTTGTTGTGGAACAGCTTGAGGTTGTTGTACATTTTGTT